AACCATTTCATAATTTGATTTATTATCCTTCTCTAAGCATAGCAAAGAAACACTTTTTAGTTAAAGAATTACCTTACAATATAAATGTATTATGTCCTTTGAATTAGTTATAAACTCTTTAAGAGATACATCTGGAATTGAGTTTGGTGGACCAACTGAACTCTTTAGTGATCCCAAATACAGTATGAATTTGTATCCACATGTACATTTGGATGGTGGTAATATTATAAAGAATAATTATTTTCAATCTAATCTTGGATCTAATTTTTTGTACGGACAGAAACTTGGTAAGCAATATGATATAGATTGTACCAATGAGGACCAACTAAAAAAGTTGAGGAAGTATGATTTTGTTGTGACCTCTCATGCAATAGAACACTTTGCAAACCCAATTAGTACTTTGAAGTTGTGGGAAAAATATATTCTAAAGTCAGGTAGTTATATTTTAACCATTGTGCCAGATTATCAATATTGCTTTGATAGGAATAGACCTCTAACCAGCATTGATCATTTGATTTGTGATTATGTTGAGGGAGTAGGAGAAGATGATACGACCCACATACAAGAACAAAAAGAACTTCATGATTGGAGTTATGGTGGGCATCCTGAATTCTATGATCTATGTGAAATCAATCATTTAACTAGGGTTGTACATCATCATACTTTTGATATAGAATTAGTAGAAGAACTTTTTGCTTATTGTGGATTTAAGAAGATCTTATCCTTCAAGCAAGATGAACTGAACATTGTAAATCTATCTAAGATTCCATGATCACTATTAACTATTTGTCTCATCAAAGACGAGACTATGAAAAGTATTGGCAGATAACCACACACTTTTTAAATAAGATTAAACCAGAGAATAAAGAGAAAGTAAAAATAAATGTATTAGCAACAAAGTCTTTTGATTGGGGATCATATCTTGAAGGATTTGATGCTCAGGTCATGGTGTTTCCTGATGTAGAACTTAACTACATGCAGAAGATCAGTGTTGCATTGGATGAGACAAATAAGTACTCAGTTAAACTTGATGAAGATTGTTTCATTAGCAATCATGTATGGGATTATATTATTGAGAATATAGATGTGTTGGATGATGAGGAAAATTTTATTCTCACTCCAATGTTGTCTAATGGGATTCCCCACACTGATAGGTTTGTAGAATCTTTTATTAAGGATCCTTGGACTGTAGGAGCAATCTATAGAAATTATCTACATCAGGAAATGCCCAATGGATTATGGGGTGCAAATTATGCTCCTCTTAATGAATACACAATCAATGCTAATACTTGGGATTCAGAGGCATTTTTTGAAGGAGTTTCTAACCTGAATACATACTTAAAGGGAATTCACCCTATTAGAATTTGTGCTAAGGCTCAGTTATTATTAAACAATTATATTGTAGAAAACTTTGATAGGTTAATATCTAAGCATGACTACAGTATTAAAGAATTTACAGAACCTTATTATACAACTAGCACTTTCATAATTAAAACTGAAGATTGGAGAAGGTTACTAGATATTGGTGCTCATGATTCATTTGATGAGATTCAACTGAATCTTTATAGAGAGAAGTATAATAAAAAATTTCTCTATATTGAGAATGGGTTTGGCATCCATACCATCTATAATACAATCTATGGGAACAAAAATATTTGGAACATAGGTATGGAAGATGGGTACACCTATGAGGTAGAATTTGTAGACAGCATTCTTGGTAAGTTAAAATGATTCATTGTATTGGAGATAGTCACTCAGCAGTATTCAGTGGTGAGGAAGCAATGCAACCTTGCTGGCCAGATCCAGCAGCAAATACTCTTCCTTATTTTAAAAGTTATAGGATAGGTCCTGCTACAGCATATCAGTTGGAGAATAAAAGACCTATTATTGAGGCATTGATTCAGTCTTTAGAACTTGCTCCAGATGATAAACTAATGTTTTGCTTTGGTGAAGTTGACATTAGGGCACATCTTATTAAACAATCCAAACTTCAAAATAGACCTGTTATTGATCTTGTGTTAGAATGCACTGATAGGTACATTGATGCTGTAAAAAATTACACAAAATATGGAAAAGAGATAGTCATCTGGGGACCTATTGCATCCTGGTGTGATCAAAAAGAATATACTGGGGGACCATCTTTTGGAACTAACCAAGAAAGAAACTGGGTAACTTGTGCATTTAATGTATGCCTTCAAATTGCATGTACTAAAGAAGATTTTAAGTTTGTTACTATTTTCTATGATATGATTAATGAAGATATGACAACCAAACCAGATTTCTTAGATGATTGGGAAGGTTCTCATATGCATCTTTCTCAAAGAGCAATGCCAACTATTTTAAAAGCTTTTGAAACTAGAGGATTAATTTAATGAGTTATAAAGGGTATGCTAATAAAGTTGAATTTATTAAAAATGAATTCAAGAATTATTATGTAGATAAAGGACCTGAGAATGGCATCCTTCAGGGTTTTAAGTATGAGGGGGCATCAACTCATTGCAGAAATTGTCTTGCAACTCTTGTAAAAATGATTGAGGCAAAGACAGTTTTAGAGATTGGATCCTGGCATTATGAAAGTTCTAATGCTATGGGTTATGCTATGGATGAACTTTATGGTGAGTCTGGGTATGGAATCATAGATTCTTTTGATATTAGAAAGGGTGGATATGATGGACAAATTTCATATGTACCACATTCTACCAGAGTTAATGCAAGATATTGGTATCCACATCATTCAGACTATGATGATTGGAAATATAAAGTAGACCTTCCTTTTAGTGATTTTGTAAACTATACTAATGATGAAATTTCAGAAAAGAATATTGCTATTCTGAAAGAAGCATCTAAAGACTTTGGTTGTAGATATGATCTTATCTTTGTTGATGGAGATCATTCTTATGAAGGAGTCAAAAGAGACTTTGAAGTTGCTCAGGCAGTAGCAGATAAAGATACTCTCATTGTAATTGATAATGTTTGGGACATTAGATTGAAAGATGTTAGACAGTTCTATGATGAGTTGGACTTAATTAAGTGGGACTTTGAAGAATGGAATGATGAATATTATCATGACAATATGGTTCAGGACACTGCTGTTTGTATCCTATGAGAATTAAAGTTTACTTTGTCACTTATGATAATGATTTAGAGTTAAACAAAACTCTAAAAACATTTGAAAAAAGTGGAATCAAAAAATATGATTATGAGATTACAGTCATCAATAATTTTAAAGATGTTCCTGTAATTTTAGAGGGAGTTAAACTTCCAGTAAATGTTCTGGCAAATGAAACTAGACCAAGTTTTTCTACAGGGCATTTGGCAAGAAACTGGAATGAGTGTTTGGTTGATGGGTTTAGAGATATTGATAATCCAGATGCAGACATAGTTATCCTTTCTCAAAATGATGTTCAATATAATGAAGATGTAATTGATACTTTAATTGAACAGCATAAAACTTATAGTTTTATTTCTTCTGGTTGTGGTGATGCTTTTCATAGTTATACTGTAGATGCTATTAGATCTGTTGGTCTTTGGGATGAAAGATTCTGCAACATTGGTTGGCAGGATTGTGATTATTTCCTCAGACAAATGATCTATAATAAAGAACATAGTTCAGTGAATGATCCTCTTCACTTTAGAGTTCATAATAAAATTGATTATGACTTTGTGGAAATAGAAAAGCATTCTGGATTTGTAAGAAATGATACCCATCACATGAAGTCAATGAAGTTTCATGAGACTTCTATGAATGTTTTTATTAAGAAGTGGGGGAGAGGGGTTCCTGGAATTCATTGGGAAGGACCTATGAATGAGTATGAGGGACCAGAAACTTATAAAAGAGCACTTGATATTACCCCTGACATTGTGGTAAAATCACCTCAGTGGATTATGTATCCTTTCTTTGAAAGTAAGATACCAAATTTAAAAGATAAGAATTACATCAATTATGAAACATAAAATTAACTTAGTTGGGAATTCCTTTACCCACCTTACTGGGGGAAACAAAGGATACTCTGTTCATGGAAAAGAGTCTCAATACATTGAATGGGTATTTGATTTATCTGCAGATGAAACTGTCTATGTAGATCAAAATATTAATCAAGCTTTTACTGATAAAGTAGAAGGAACTAAGTATGGATGGTTACTTGAATCTAAATTTGTAGTTCCTGGAATCAATGAAGAAGTAAAAGCAAACCTTGAAGACTATTTCTCTGTGTTCAAGTATATCTTTACTCATGATAAAGAACTTCTTGAACTGGATCCAAGATTTAAGTGGTGTCCTGCTCAAGGATTTTGGATCAAAGAACCCAAGATCTATGACAAGACCAAGATGATTTCTATGATCTCATCTAATAAAGCATTTACAGAGGGACAACAAAACAGACTCAAGTGGGTGGAAAGACTTGGGGATCAAGTAGATCTTTATGGTAGAGGAATTAATCCTATTGATACCAAAGAAGAAGGTCTTTGTGATTACATGTTCTCTGTAGTAATTGAAAATGGAGTTTATGAATCATACTACACAGAGAAGATTCTTGATTGTTTTGCTACTGGTACTATCCCTGTTTATCTGGGATCTCCTGACATTGGAGACCATTTCAACAAAGATGGAATTATTGAATTGACAGATGAGTTTGATGTCTCTGATGAACTTTACTTTAGTAAAATGGATGCCATCAAAGACAACTTAGAAAGAGTCAAGCAAATAGAAGTTCTTGAAGATTTTATTTACATCAATTATCTACAATGATCTCATTTAATCAATTAGGAAACCTTGGAAGGTTGGGGAATCAAATGTTTCAGTATGCCTCTTTAAGAGGTATTGCTGCGAATAGAGGATTTGATTTTTGCATTCCACCAGAATACTCTTTTGGTGTTAGTGATTCAAATGTAAAAAACTCAGATACAAACATTCATACTGCATTTGATTTAAGTAAGTGCAATAAATTTCTTGAACCAAATAAAATGGTTAAGGAATCTGGATTCCATTTTGATGAATACATGTTCAATAATTGTGATGATAATGTAGATCTCTATGGGTATTTTCAATCCGAGAAATACTTTAAACATATTGAAGATCAAATCAGACAAGACTTTAAATTTAAACCAGAGGTTGTAAAATCTTGTAAGGAAATTATTAATAATGAAATTGGATCTAATGAATTAATTTCTTTACATATTAGAAGAAGTGATTACCTACATCTACAATCATTCCATCCAGTTCCTCCAATTGAATATTACATTGAATCCTTGAAGAAACTTCCAGATGTTCCAGTGTTGATTTTCTCAGATGATATTGATTGGTGTTTGATGCAAAGTGTATTTGATCCAGATAGATTCTTTGTATCTCAAGCAAACTCTGCTGAACATGACATGTGCTTTATGTCTATGTGTAAGTATCATATTATTGCTAACTCTTCATTCTCTTGGTGGGGGGCATGGTTGGCAAAGAGTGAGAAGGTTATTGCTCCTAAGATTTGGTTTGGTCCTTCATTGGATCATGATACATCAGATCTTTATTGTGAAGGATGGGAGACACTATGATTTTAACTGATTACTTCCACAAAACTTTGTGTATCAATCTTGATTCAAGACCAGATAGATGGGAAGAAGCTCAAAAAGAATTTGCAAAATATGCTTTTAAGGTAGAAAGAGTTTCTGGTATTGAAGGTTCTAAAATGAACCTTGACTTCCCACCAGAAATTAAAGAAGGTGCAGTAGGTTGTGCATTATCACAGCTCTTTTGTATTAAGTATGCCAAACAACTTGGACTTTCTGATTTCCTCTTACTAGAAGATGACATTCAGTTTGATGAAAATGTAAATAAATTATTTTTCCAGTATATTGAAGAGGTTCCATCTGATTGGGATATGCTATACCTTGGTGGGCAACACTTCCATGGAATGAATATTCAGCAGGTATCTGAACATGTTTATAGATGTGAATATACTTTAGCTGCACATTCAGTTGCATTTAAGAGTACAGTTTATGATAGATTTATTGATAAACTAATTAATATTACAAAACCATGTGATGTGCATTATGCAGAATCACATAAAGAAATTAATGCTTATGTAATCATTCCCCATTTAACTTGGCAAAGGAATACTTATTCTGATATTGAAAAGGCAAATGTGGATTATACTTTCTTGAAACAACATAGATATCCACAGTGGGGTAAGCCATGACAGATACTGCAACAGTAAGAAAAAAATTAAAAGGGATTGGTCCTATTCTTTGGATCAATCTTGACAGTGAAATTGAAAGACAAGACCATATGAATTCTTTGTTAGATTCATATAATATTGAGCATACAAGAATTTCTGCTATTGATGCTAGGGGAAATAATGATGTAAGCGATCTTCTTGTAGGTAAGTTTCCTGAACTATTGACACAGGGAGAACTTGGGTGTACTATGTCTCATCTGAAGGCAATTAAGCACTTCTATTATGAAACAGATTTAGACTCCATTATTATTTGTGAAGATGACATTGTATTTGATACAGTCCCTTATTGGCCTTTTACTTGGGGTGGATATCTTTCTTCTGTTCCATATGACTGGGATGTACTACAATGTGCAATTACCAGCACAAAAAATCTTAGGGCAAACCTTCATCCAAGATTGATTAATGATTTCTGTGCAGCTTTCTATATTATCACCAGGCACCATGCAGAAAAATTAATCAAGCATCATGTTAGAGGAGATAAGTTTAGGCTTGATCAAAGAATTAAACCAAGAGCAACTTCAGAAGAAATCATTTATAATTCTGGAGTAACTTATTCAATGCCTCTATTTACTTACAGATATGATTTTGATTCTGGAATTCATCAGGATCATATCGAAGTGTTCCATAAACAGAATGTGGAAGGTGTCATGAATTTCTGGAAGAATAGACCACCAGAACTTGGTACAAAAGAATTGTTAGACTATGAGTTCTATGGATTCTGGGAACCATTGATTGGTTGACAGGATTTAAAAATTGTGTTATAATTAAAAGATCCTTAAGTTTTTCTTAAGGATCTCTAAATAGTGAGGTTTTATCTAAAACCCTCAATTGTCGTTTAGTACATACAAAAATTTTTTATGAAATTTAAACAACTGATGCTTGCACCTGTTGCTTTTGGTATGGTTGCTCCTGCTGTTGCAAATGCAGCAGACCTTAACATTGCAGCAGTCAATCAATATTCTTCTGAGCAGGTTACAAGTATCACACAACTGTCTGATGTAAAGCCTACTGATTGGGCATATCAGGCACTCAACAATCTTGTTGAGCGTTATGGTTGTGTTGCTGGTTATGAGAATGGCACTTATCTTGGTGGTAAGTCTATGACTCGTTTTGAAGCAGCAGCACTTCTTAATGCTTGTCTTGATCGTGTGACTGAAGTTACTGATGAACTCCAGCGCCTTGCTAATGAGTTCTCCAATGAACTTCAAGTTATTCGTGGTCGTGTTGCCAAACTGGAAAAGCAAGTTGGAACTCTTCAGGCAACTCAATTCTCCACTACAACCAAACTCAAGGGTGAAGCAACTTTTGTTCTTGGTGGTGTAGAAGGTGCTCGTCTTGCTAACAGCACTAATGTTGGTAACACTGCATTCAACTATGATGTTCGCTTGAGTTTTGATACCTCCTTCACTGGTAAGGATCTGCTCAAGACTCGTCTGCGTTCTGGTAACTTCTCCAGTCAACCCTTTGGTTCTTCTTCCTCTTTGTTCAAACTGGACAAGGCAGAAACCTATGCAAACCAAGTCAATCTTGATCGTCTCTACTACAGTTTCCCTGGTCTTACCAAAGGCATGACTCTGACTGCTGGTGCTATTGTTCGTAACACAGAGATGGCATGGGTTCCTTCTGCTTACAAGTCAGACATTCTTGACTTCTTCCAAGTTGCTGGTGCTCCTGGAGTTTATAATAAGGCAACTGGTTCTGGTTTTGGTGCTCAGTGGGCACAACCTACTAAGAAGGGTAAGGGTGGATTTGTTGCTGGAGTAAATTATGTTGCTCAGAATGGTTCAGATTCTACTAAAGGTCAGTTTGATGAAGATGGTTCTCTGAACACTCTTGCTCAAATTGGATATCGTGCTCCTCAATATGGAGTTGCCTTTGGTTACAGATATGGCACTGAGGGCACTCGTGTTCGCACCTTCAATGCTCTGGGTGGTGGTTCTGGTGCTCTTGGTACTAACCAAACCTCCAATGGATATGCTCTGAATGCTTATTGGCAACCCAAGAAGTCTGGTATCATTCCATCTGTGAGTGGTGCTTATGGTTGGAACACTGTAAGTCTGTCTAACAATCGTCAGACTCCTACTGGTGCTACAGATTCACAAACTTGGTTTGCTGGTCTTCAGTGGGCAGATGTGTTTGCTAAGGGTAATGCTGCTGGGTTTGCCATTGGTGCTCCTGGTAATGCTGCCTCTCTGAAAGATGATCAGAAGGCTATCATGTGGGAAGCATTCTATCGTTACAAAGTTAGCGATAACATCAGCATCACTCCTGCTGTGTTCTATGTTTCCAACAATCAAGGTCTGAAGAATGCTTCAGACAACTATGGTGGGGTAGTCCAGACAACCTTTAGGTTCTGATTTCCTAACATAATTAGGTATAAATTACTACTGAGGGGTGCTTGACACCCCTTTCTTTTTGCTATATAATGTTGTAACAATTTGAAACAAAAGTTCAATGACTGTAACAAGTAATGAGTATGGGCAACAAAATATGTTTGCCAAGGAACCTGTTATGTACTATGAAAACTATGGTATGGATACCCCCAACCAAGTCAAGGAGAAGTACAATGGACGCTGGGCTATGGTCGGTATTGTTGCTGGGGCTATTTCTTATATTAGCACTGGCAAACTCTTCTTCGGCATCTTCTGACAATTGATTGACAATGACTTCAATTTTGTTTACACTGACATCAGTTGCCTTCTTCGTACTGTTGGCAGCATCTGTAGAAAAACTTTGTGAAACTTACTAATGGCAACTTATAACGTTACCCTTCAATCCCCTGATGGTACTGAGACTGTTATTCAGTGCCCTGATGATCAATATATTCTTGAAGCTGCTGATGAAGCAGGTGTAGATCTTCCTTCATCATGTCGTGCTGGTGCTTGCTCTGCTTGTGCAGGTAAACTCATCAGTGGAACGGTAGATAATTCTGAGCAATCATTCCTTGATGATGAACAAATGGAAGAAGGTTGGGTGCTCACTTGTGTGGCATATCCTACCAGTGATTGTGTGATTCTTACTCAGCAGGAAGAGAACCTGTGAGTGCTGGAATGCTTGGGCAACTAGGTGTTGCCCTCCAAGAAATTGGGTGGGATAGTGAGATTGAATTAGAAGTCAAGATTGCTGGCACCCTAAAGAATGACAAATTTATTGTTATCAAACCTGTCAAAGAAAGAATGGTTTGTAACCCAAACCCAGATCTTAAACAACAACACCCTTATCAAGGAGAAACAAAATGAAATTCGGTTTTACCCCTGAGGCAGAGATCCTCAATGCACGTTTGGCAATGCTAGGTTTTGTAATTGCTGTTGGTACTTACCTCACTACTGGACAGATTATTCCTGGTGTGTGGTGATTTGATAACCCCCTTATAGGGGGTTTTTTAATGCCTTATGATAAATAGCTCAGTGCTATTTCAAGGATAATGACATTAGATCTTCATAACTTTTTCAAGTATTATGATGATGGTAATGCGAACCATGTAGCAGCAGTTCAATGGTTAGAGGATAATCTACCTGCTGAATTCATGGATGATTCTGAGACCGATTGGATTGGAATCTTTAGAACCAAACCACCAACTCCAGCAGTTCTAGCAGTCCCATACTTCAATCAAGTAGATAACTACAGGGATGCACATAGAACTTGTAATAGTTCATCCTGTGCTATGTGCCTTGCTTTTTTAAAGCCAGGTTCAATCAAGGGTGATGATGAATATGTTAAAAAGGTGTTCGCTATTGGTGACACAACTGACCATGCTGTTCAGACAAAAGTTCTGGCAGGTTATGGAGTTAAGTCACACTTTAGTTACAATCTTTCTTTTAATGATATTGATAAGAGTCTTGATGCTGGGAAACCTGTTGTTATTGGTATCCTGCATAGGGGTTCTCTTTCTGCACCTACTGGTGGGCACATGGTTGTAGTGATTGGTAAGACTCCAGATGGTAAAGGTTACTATTGTAATGATCCATATGGTTCATGCAATGATAACTACACTGGTCCAGTAACAAATGGTAAGAAGACCATTTACACAAAAGCAATGCTTAAGCATCGTTGGTGCCCAGGTGGCAACGATGGTTGGGGTAGAATTTTCGACTGAGGAGAAAAACCATGGCAAGAATAGACTTACACAACTTCTTTAAATTTTATGATGATAGAAACCCTAACCATGTGAAGGCAGTTCAATGGTTAGAGGATAATCTTCCAGTTAAATATCTGGAAGATAACATTGATTGGGCTGAGATTTACAGAGGAAAAAAGACTAGTGCTGCACCAGCATCTGCTCCAACTGCTGCAGCTTCTGCTCCTGTTTCAGGTGGAGATGATGTCCCAATGATGGGAATTAAGTTAATAAAGGAATTTGAAGGATGCCATTTAAAGGCATACCCAGATCCTCTTTCTGGTGGACTTCCAATCACAATTGGTTGGGGGTCAACTCGCAAGAAAGATGGATCCCCATTCCAAATGGGAGATCAAATCACTCAACAGGAAGCAGATGAATTACTGATTAGTCAGTGTAAGAATCAGTTTCTTCCTGCACTCAGAAAAATTCCACATTGGGGTGAAATGTCAGATGGGAAAAGAGGAGCTCTGCTCAGCTTTGCTTATAATCTTGGTGCCGGTTTTTACGGTGGTGATAACTTTAATACTATTACTAAACGATTGAAAAATAAAGAATGGGACTTAGTTCCAGATGCTTTATATCTCTACAGAAATCCTGGTTCTAATGTAGAGGCAGGACTTGCTCGTAGAAGAAAGGCTGAAGGTGAATCTTGGAAAAAAGGTTAATCACATTCAGAAAGGACAATGGCAGAACCACAAAAAAAGGAAAAATGTATGAGCACTATTGTTAGGATTACTGTATTGAGTTGGAGTGCAGCTCTTCTTACAGCATCATATGCAGGTCTTCTCGCTAAGATGGACCCAACATTCATTGCTACTGTATTCACTGCAGCAGCTGCAACCTTTGGAGTTGACACTCTAAAGAAAGGAGATGATAAAGATGGAGATCAACCTCGTAGGGAACCTGAAATCACAACAGTTGAACCCACTCCAGAGCCAGAACCTCCAGCAGATATCACAATCGCAGATACCTCAACAGCAGGTTGCTCAAACTGCGATCCAGGGGATACCCCAGACTACAGTAGAGCAACTACCCGTTCAGAGGTTTGATAACCCATTAACACAGGGTCTGGCATTACCTGTCTTTACAGCTCCAGACCCTTCTATAAAATATCCTGTAATTAATGTTCCAACACAGGAAGAATTTGATGCCGCTGTAAAGGCAGAACAAAAAGGAAAAGAAGAACCTAAAGAAGAAAAATCTAGAGGGTTGCCAGATGCTAAAACCCCCCTACCTCAACTGCCTCAGATTGCTCAACCCCCCCTTACTCAAGGGTCTGCTGAAGGCAAT